ATACGCAGATAAGTCAGAGTTATTTAGAAGATTAAAGACAGAATCAGAACGTTCCTTCCCTAAATTGGCTCAAGAAATAGCAGGTGCATATACAAAAACTAAAGGTTTTGATAACATTGATAGAGATAAAGAGTTGGTTACACAAGCAATGGCTAGACACTTTAAGAGAGAGTATGAACAAAATCCTACAGAAAGTTTTAGATCTAAAATTAGAGAGTTTATGAGATGGTTAATGGATGTCTTTAGTGATCTTAGCAAGTGGGTGGTAGGTAAAGACTTATCATTAGCACCAGGTATGATAGACAACGCTAACAACTTAACAAGTCTTTCTAAAATTTTAAATACAGGTGATTTAAAATTTAGTGTTGATAGAGCTATAAGAGAAGATAGAAAAGTTAGATTTAGTTTAACACCTAGATTTAAAAAGATATATAATAAAATAAAAGGTAAGGCTACATCAAAAAAACAAATTACTAGACTTGATGATCTTTACAATGTAAGTATTAAAAGTGAAAAACCTATAGATGATTTTACTGTTTCTATGACAAAAAAGAAGAATCATCCTTTAGTAATATTAAATAAAAAAACACATAAGTATATTAGTGTAGAAAACGTTACTGATCCATTTACAAGTGTAACTACAAAAATTGGAGGACTTAGTTCTAAAAGTTACTCTATTAAAAAGGGAGATACTGTATCAAGTATTGCTAAAGATTTAGGTACTACAGTAAAAAAGATTAAAGAATTAAACCCACCATCTGATAACTTAAACACACTTACAAAAGCAAATGGGCAAGCTATAAAAGAAATATATGTACCACAAGAAGATTTCCAAACTAATATGGATATTGGTAATGATTTTGATAACATAGTAAGTGCTATTGTGTTAGATGAAGGAATAGATAGTGTAGATTTAAAAGTTGTTAGCAAGGAAGTTGCAGAAGATTTCTACACAAGAATGAAAAAAGATCTTGCAATACTAACAAGAAATGGTGGTATCCTTATACCTCAAGTTGTGGTATCAGATAAACTTAATCAGATTGCAGGAACTATAGATTTATTATACATGGATGAGGATGGTAGTTTAGAGATCATAGATATTAAGACAAGTAAAGATGCTTTAAATACTATTGTTAATGGTAAATTAAAGTATGAACAAGCATATTATCCTGTTAGTTATGGTAGTATTTTTTATGATCCTAGCAAGTCTCATGATGATCAGCAGAAGTTTACTAAAGAACAAATGCAAGCTTTACAGGTAAACTCTTATGCACAAATATTAAGAAATCAAGATTATGATGTTGATTCTACTTTTACTTTTCATGTGCATACTCCTGTTACAGGTAAAGGTAAAAATCAAAAGTATACACAGAAATTTATCATTGAAGGTCTTAGATCACAAGTTGAAACTGCAGATGTTCTTATTGGTGATCCAGCTAATAACAACTTTGCTTCTGAGATGATGGTAAAAGATATGTCTGATCCTACAGCTGGTAATAAACTATTTACTTTAGATAAAGAAACAGGAGAGAATGAAATAGAAATTGATGAGTCTGAGATAGACGCAGTAGCAGAAAATGTTACTTCTAAAATGATGTCAACAGAATCTGTGCTTGAGCAAATAACAGATTTTAAGGTTGCAATGTCTACAAGAAAGGAAAACTATCAAAGGGTAAAAAATCAAATTACTTATTTTAAAGATGGTAAAGATGTTGTTCAAGAAATTGATAGGACTTTAGCAATTATAGATGCTGGTGTTGAAGATGGTAATGTAATACCTTTGTTTGAAGAAATTGTAAAACAATCAACACAAGAGTTAGATGATTTTATTGAGTATGTTAATAACCCTGATAGTTATCTACAAGATCCTAATTATATATCTAAAGTTTTAAACTATTCAAAGATGGTAAATACTTATGAAAGTTTATCAGAAGTTGAAAAAGCAGAAGGTTTAACAAAAGCACAACTTCAACTTATAGCAAAACTTAGAGAAAGAATATATACAATTAATGGTAAAAGAGACGCTTTAGGAAATATAATAGAAGGTAAAGAAGGTTTAATAAATACCGCTATAGAAAATTTTGCTAAACAGTTTATTAAAGATAATTCTAAAAGAGATTTTACACAAGAAGATTTAGAAGACATATTAAGATGGGGTACAGATATTGGCATGATAGAATATCAAACAGGTACGTTAGCTACATCAAGTGATACTATTCTAGCTTTAATGGATAAAGTATTTAAAAGAAAAAGGCAAGAGGTACTGGATAGAGTAGAGGAAAGGAATTCAGAAGTTAGAAGGTTAGCTTCAAGAATAGAAAAACTATCACCTGGTAGAAAAGCTAACTTTGATTTTATGATTGTTCTTGATGAAAATGGTGCTCCTACAGGAAATTATGTAAAGAAGATTGGTAGGAAGTATGTAGAAATGAAACAGGAAAGAACTGATAAACTTAAAAATTCTGATGGTGATCCTTTAGAATATGTAGTAAAACAAAAATTAACACCCGAAGAAGTAGCTTATAATAAAAAGTTATATAAGGATAGACAGGAGTATAGGAGTTTTATGCAAGGTGAAAGAATTATAGATGGTAAAATAGAAGAGGGCAAGTATCACAGATATAGTGAAGAGTTTAAAAAAGAAAGATCAAAGTTTATGTTTTTTGATGGTCAGCAATGGCAGAAGAGAGACAGAGTGCCTTTAAATGAATATTTAGAATTTAGAACTAAATATTATAATCCTTCTAGTTTTTTTGTACCAATAAATGATCAAGATGGATTTACAGGATATTTAAAACCAAGAAGACAAGGATGGTTTCCTAAGTCTGAACATCTTGAAATTAAAGAGCAAAGTTCATCTGATTCAGGATCAATAAACTTTTTAGATCCAAAGTATCAAAAGATTATGAATCCTACTAATGCATTACAAGAAGCACAAAAAGAGTTTTATGAAATGTATATTAAGTATTTTGAACAAGACTTGCTTAAAAAACTTCCTATGCGTGTTGTACAACAAATGCATGGTAGGCTACCACTTATAAAAGATACACAGTTTCAGCAACTTAAAAATGCTCCAAACATGATGTCTGAGTTATGGGCTAAAGTTAAAGGTGTTCCACGTGGTATTTATGATTTCTTTGCAACTAAAACTCAAAAGTCAAGAGTGGTTTTGACTGATGAGTATGGTAACTTTACAAGTACTCTTCCAATATTTTATACAGGTAAAATTCAAACTGAACAAGATCTTCAACAAATATCTGATAAAATAAAAGTTAAAGAAGATGAAATAATTAAAGCTAATGGTGATCCAAAAACAACACAACTAGCTATAGAGAAATTAAAACAACAACTTGAAGATTTAAAAGGTAAAAGAAGAAGAATGCAAAATAGACCTGAAGCAACTGAACTTAGTAGAGATCTTGCTGATAGTTTAATAAGGTTTAGTGCAATGGCTGAAAATTATGAAATCATGTCAGGTGTAGAAGATACTCTTAGTTCATTAATAAAAGTATTAGAAAGAAGAACATATGATCCAGCAACAGGTGATGATCTTAAAACTTTTAAAGATGGTGTAATGGAAAAAGCTGGACTAAAGGGTAGCTCAGGATTAGAAACTCCTTTGATTGTTAGAAGAGCAAAGAAATGGATGAAGATGGTATTTTATGATGATGATCAGAAAACAGAAAATGTATTTGAAAAGATATCTAGAGGTTTGATTAGTTATACATCCTTAACATATGTTGGTCTTAACCCTTGGGGTAATTTAAATAACTATGCTATTGGTAGAATAAATAATTTAGTAGAGACAGCTGGTGCAAGATGGTATGATAGAAAAGCTGCTGCAAGAGCAACAAAAGAATTTAATCAAAGAATGATACCAGACTTTATGAAAAGAATGGGTGGTAGAACTTTTCTTAATGATGCAATGGGGGTAAGTCCAGGGCAGTATGAAAAGTATAAACCTGGTAGTAAGTATGAAGCTCTTGTAGAATTATTTAGAATGATGGATGATAAAGCAGATATACGAGAACAAAACAAAACTGCTGGTAAAGAAAGCCCGTTAAGAAAAGCTATGAGTTGGGGGTATATGTTACAGGATGCTGCTGAGTATAATGTGCAAACTAAAGTTGGTATGTCTATACTGATGTCTACTAAAATATTTAAAAGTGGTGATCCAGATGGAAGTAAAAGTGCAATATCTCTTTTTGATGCTTATGAGTACAACCAAGAAACAGGTAAACTATCTTTACAAGAAGGGTATGATACAGTAATAGACTTTCAAACAGGCAAGCAACAAAAGATGTCTGATAAAGCAAGATATGATATTAGACAATACATACGTGAGGTTAATATACATGTACATGGTAACTATGCTTATGAGGATAGAATGGTATTACAGTCTAGCGCATTAGGACAATTAGCTGCACAGTTTCATAAATGGATTGCTCCAGCTGTTAAGGCTAGATACAGATCAGAATATTTTGATGAGAATTTAGGTTGGATAGAAGGTAGATACAGAACCTTTTGGAATTTTATGACTTATACTGCTAAGAATATGACAGATATTAGAACAGCAGCTAAAGATTGGAAAGAGTTGCAAGGAGAGAAGGCAGAAATGAAAGTTAAAAATCTTCACAGAGTTGCAGGTGAATTAATGTTATTTATGATGACAGTGATGTTAAGACAAATGTTTGCCGCTATGTGGGATGATACAGACGAAGATAAGAAGGGTACAATGAAAAGATTTCAAAATGCTTTTATGTATCAGATGGATAGGCAAAGAAGAGAGCTTCTTCAGTTTGTAAACCCTAGAGATGCTTTTATGTTAATGAAGTCTCCAATTAGTTCTGTAAGAATGATGAAAGAAATGTCTGAAGCATTAATGACTGGTGTACAAACACCTTTTATTATTGGATCATATAGCTTACGTGGTGAAGGAGATGTTGAATTAGATAAAAGAATATACTATCAAAGAGGTGCTAAGAAAGGAGATCTTAAACTTTACAAAGAATTCTATGATGCATTCCCAGGTCTTTATGCACTTAACAGATGGATGTCATATGATAATGTAAAAAACTTCTGGGTGGGGGATTAATTCACAATTCCTTAACTTTCCTTTAACATTAGAGTTGTATATTATTAGTATGAGAATAAACATTACTAATTACATATACGTGCTGATAATAATCACTGCTTTTGCTTTTGGTCTTTTGATTTAAAAGGACAGTGTCTACAACCATTACCACAGCAGTACCCTCTTTTAAGGTGGTATGCTGCAGTCATGACCATGTTGCCGTTCCGGTCTTTATAGGAATATGGATTAAACTCACCTGACTTCACAAGCACCACCAGCACATGCTAGCTCTCCCATTAGATTAGTTTCATCATCATCTTCTATAACTTTAGAAAGATCTATATCCATTAATGATGTAGCCATTGTATTAAACTTATGCTCATCTATATCCTCAAATGGAGCTTGAGTGTAAGTGCCACCATCATAAGGTAGCACAGCCAGCCCATTATAATGATCTCTATTATTCCACATCCATTCACCTGCATCATTCCAATCTTCATCTTTTAAACTAATAGTAGCTGATACATTATGACTGTTAGATCCTGTCCTATGTCCAGGTTTAACCCATTCAGTTGCAACTTTTTTAACTCTTTCTAATAGTTGAAAAGCAGATTCAGTTCTTAGTATAGATCCTCCTGGTGCTTTTTGAGGTATACTTATTACAGCAGTATCATGACCACGGAACACACAGTCTTCTACAAGATCAGGATGATTGTTTGCAAGATATCTATATATAGATTCATTTTTACCTACACGTATTCTTCTTACATAATAGTCATTATGCCATGCGTGTATACCAGAACTAGTACCTAATGTTAATGATGTTGTACCAGCAGGTTTTACTGTTGTTGTTCTAGCAGCTTTTTTAATTCCAATAATTTTAGCTACACGTGCGTTTTCTTTATTAACAATCTTTGCTGCAGTAGTCATATCTATATAGTCAGCAAGAACTTTTTTAGATCCTATACCAGTCATAGATACACCAATTAATGCATCTTTTTCTGTAGTCTCTTGCCATATTGGTCTTAGATAGTGGAAGTTAGTGTATCCTGCTTGAAGTGTTCCTATAAATGCAGCAGCTTTAACTCTTGCTTCTAAGTCTTCTTGAGATTCAATATTACTTACATTAACTTCACAAAGGTTACAGAATTGAAAAGGACGTAAAGCAATTTCACAACATGGGTTTGTACCCCAGTCTTTGTCATTGTTAAAGTAAATACCAGGTTCACCGGCTTTACTTAACTCAACTCTTTTCCATAGATCCATAAAGAAAGACTTAGTTATTTTATGTCTCATAAGAACAGCAGAGTTATTAGCTCTACCACGTTGTGGATTTAGTTCCCACCAAGCTCCAGACTTACAAGCAATCATTTCACTATCATCAGCACTAAATAGACTGATTAATGCAGCACGTCTAATACCACCTGCTAATACAGCATCTGCTATATGACAAACAATATCATGTACTTCTAATGTAGATAATGCATCACCATCTTCTTTATTTTCTAATATACCTGTTATTTTTAATATACATTCTTTTAATGGTTGTGGACCAGGGGCTTTACCTCCTGATGTAACCAGTCTAGCACCTTTAGGTCTAATATCTGAATAGTCAAATACTATACGTGAACTTTTACCATTTAGGTAAGACTTCATTAGAATCTTAACTGCATCTGCCCATCCTTCTATAGAGTCACTAATTAAATAGCGTCTAGTTCTTTTTGAATAAGGTTTGTTTATTAATGGAAGTTTTTCTACATGATGCTGTTGTACTGAATAACCAACACCTGTACCACCAAGTAATAAAAACATGGTTTCACTAAATGCGTTTACATCATCTATAGGAAGGTATGCACAGTTATATATTCTATTAGGACTGATCTCAATTGGTTTACCTGCAAATTGCATAGATCTCATAGATGGTAATATTTTTTTGTTATATACATATGTATAAGCAGCAACTATATCATCTTTAAGTATATCATATTTTTTTATGTGCATGTTCATATTTCTTGTTACTAGTTCTTCCCAAGTCTCTCTTCTTTTTAACTCTGGTAAATATTTTGCGTATTTCATATAGACAGTGATATCACTAAGGATCTTGTTATTCAATTCCATTTTTTTAGTTATTTAATAGTTAATAAATGCAGATGCCTGAGATGAACAGGTAATTATAATATAATTAAAAATTATGATTTAGGATGCAAGTATGTGAAAGAAATAGTAAAAAATAAAAATCCAAAAGATACTATGGTTGCAGGTTCCCACTTCTTAACAAACTGCACCTCACATTGTTGCACGTATATTCCTAATAAAGGTGATTCTGAAAGCATCTCAATTCCAAAACTAAATCTTTTCATATTTCTCATTTTTAATTGGTTATATTTTTTTGTATATTATAATAGTATACAAATATAATAAAAATAAATACTATGGCAAATTCACCTTCAGGATTAAATGCAGATCCTAAATTTAAAATGATGATTGATGTCTTAAGAGACACAATGGTACAAGGTTATGCTAAACAAGGAGCAACTTTTATCAATGATACAGCTCAACATACAGCAGGATATTATGCAATTCAAGGTATAAATGCTGCAAAATTAGATGTTAGTGATTGTGTTTTTGGTTCTGGTATGACAGACTTTGATGCAGATTTTACTATACCAAATGGAGCAATTATATATGGAAACTTTAGTACAGTAAGTTTAGATACCGGTTCATGTATAGCTTATAAAAAATAATTATGATTGGTATAGGTCCTTCAATAGCTAAAGGTCAAATAATTAATGACCCCTCATCAATACCTGACTTAGTTCTTTGGTATGATTTTACTGATATAAGTAGTTTGCGTAAAGAAAGAGATGGAACTGTTAATGTAACTGCTAATAATGATATTGTTCATTGGGCACAAAATCTTGCAAATGGTGATGCAAATGGAATACTAGGAAGTTTTGCACGTTCAGAGGCAAATGGATCTTCTTATGGTGGAAAATTTAAAACCGGTGGAGCAGGTGGTCAATCTTATTTACAATTTGCAGAAACTGATTCAGATAACTCACATGGGTTAAGATCTGGTTTTATAGCTGCTGATGCTACAGATGATGGTGGTGTTGCCTCTGATAAATTTAGTGATGTAACTCTTAATGTATCTGATCTTACAATTATTCAGGTTTTAAAACATGATGATACTGTTATAGAAGAAGATGATGTTCCTCTTTTTATGAATGGTTATCCTGCAGTTGGTGGAGATACCAACAGTTTTCAATTTACTAGTTCTAAAAATCAAAGCACTGAAAAATTTGGTTTGGGATATGTAGTAGTTGCAGGAGGGATTGATGCAGAATCTAGTGTTACAAATGATACCCTTGATGCAAATACACATGCAATGATTATGAGATCTACATCAGGAGCAAATAATATGACACTAGAAGTTGATGGAGTTGAACAAACAGATACAGATACACCAGATGATAGAACAATGAAATTTGATAGATCAACCGGAGCAACCACTCTTGTAGCTGGAGGTGCTTTTTTAAGTATAGGTGGTTTATTTTTAAATGGTAGTAATATTACAAAGTCTTGGAGAGGTGCTATATATGAGACTATGATATTTAGTAGATTTATAAGTGATGAAGAATTAGCAAGTTTAGAGGTATATTTTGCAGGTAAATACGGAATAACCTTCAGTTAATTTTTAAAATCATAAAAAATTAGTATATTATAATATAAAGTAGTTTATAATTATGACTAATAAAGAAATGCAAATGATGGCAATGCAACTCCACAAACAACAAATGTTGGAGCAAAATGATGCATTAATAGGAGATGCATTGAATCAAGTAGCTACTGAAAACATTATGCTTAAGAATACTATTGAAAGCATGAAACTCAAAACCTCAAAACAAAACCTAATAAACCAAGGTAGAACTAAACCTGTAGATCTTAGTAAGAGAAGATCAGGTAAAAGAAAAGGAGGAACAATATAAATAAATATTTAATATGGCAACTACTACAGCAAGGTTAGTATTAGATAGTGCAGCCGGAAGTTTATTAACTTCTGTACTAGCTATTGATGATACAATGACTTTAACTAAACTTGGAAGTGCAACTGGCTTAGAAGCAACAACAGGTTTGGCTAGACAAACATTTGCAGCAGCAACTGAAACAAAAGTTTTAGAGGCTGATGATTATACAGATAATAAGGCTGCAAAGTTATATATAAAGAATACAGATACTGGTGGTACAGACACTGTAAGAATACACATTGGTACTATTGGTTCATCAATAACTTTGGGTTGGTTAGATCCAGATGATTGGGCTCTTATACCTTGGTCAGCAGCATCAGATATAAATGTAACATGTACATCTGCAACTACAATAGTTGAATGGATGTTATTTTATGAATAATAAATAAAAAATAAGATATGGCAACTTTAACAGCACAAGCAAGTTTAACAGTATCAGGAATATCATCAGATGATATTAATACTGGTTTGGTTTCTATGACACCTACTGTAACTGAAGGAGGTATTACAAGTGTATCTATTAGCACTAGATCTTCAGCAGGGGAAAAAATTCTTGAATCAGATCATTATGATTCTGGTACTACAGTATGGTTAAGAAATAGAAGTACTACTGAAACAGTTACAATAGAAATAACATCTGGAACTGATGCTATAGTTTTAGGACCTTCAACATGGGCAGTGTTCCCATGGAAAGCAGCAACAGATATGCTTGCGTATTCAACAAATACAAGTGAAGAACCTATATTAGAAGTAGGTGTATTTTCATAATAAATAAATAAATAATAAAGATATGGCAACGTTAACGGCAAAATTAGATTTAAGTGTTTCAGGAATAACTTCTGATGCAATTTCATTTACAGGTTTAACTCAAACTAAAACAGTATTAGCTGGTGGTATTACCAGTAGAAAAATTGATGAAACAGCAACTGGTACAGCAACAGCAATTGTGGAGCAGTCTCATTATGCAGAAGGTACTATGATCTATTTAAAAAATAGAGGTACAGAAAATATAAATATAGAATTATCTGCTGGAGTAACTCAAATAGTATTAGGTGCTGGAGAATGGGCTCTTTTTCCATGGAAAGCTGCAGTTGATATAGAAGCATTTTCTACAGCCGGTGGAGACGATCCTGTATTAGAAGTAGGAATATTTTCAGCAGCATAGATTATGGGAAAAGAACTATCAGAAGATTCAAAGTTTGAGGTAAGTGTAAAAACACTTGGTGGAATAGGATTTCTAATTACTACTTTAGTAAGTATGTGGTTTGTATTACAAGCAGATATTGCTGAAGCTAAAGAGTTACCAGCTCCTCCTGATCCTGAAGTAACAAGAATGGAGTTTGATATGAAAGATAAAAATATAAGGTTAACAATAGAGAATACAGCAGAAGATGTAGAAGAGTTAAAAGATAGACTTATTAGGATAGAAGATAAAATAGATGACATGAGATGAAATGGATACTTATTATATGTTTAATGTTTTCTTATATGTGTTTTGGTCAACAAATGTTAACTGATAAAACATTTAGTGATAGTCAAGAAGGTGTCACAGTTGTAGAATTTTGGGCTAATTGGAATTCAGCAAATGAATGTGTTTGGTTAGAAAGTATAGAAGATGCAGAGGTATATAGAATAGATCTTGATACTGATGCTGCTAAAGAAAACAAGATAACAGTACTACCAACTGTTATAGTATTTGATGATGGTGAAGAAGTAGAAAGGTATGAAGGAGACATATCTTTTAGTTTGTGTCCAGATAAAACACCTAAAAAAGTACAAAAAGAGATTAATGAATTAATATTAGATAAATTTTAAAATGAAAAAATTTTTATGTAAATTATTATGTATAGTTACTTTTAACTATGTGTGTTTAAAATGGTGTGGTACGTCATGCTGTAAAGATAAGTGTAAATAAATAAATAAATAATAATATGGCAACCTTAACAAGTATATTACAACTTTCAACAACTGGTGTGGCTAAAGACGGTTTGAATATAACCTATTCTAATATAGCTAATACTAAGAATCCTGCTATTCAAACTAGTACAGCAACTGTTGCAACAGGAGCTGATACAAGTATTGTTACTCCTGCAGCTTCAAATGCAGCATATGTATATGTATGCAATAAAGATGCAACTAATTTTGTAAAAGTAAAATTAGGTGGTAGTGAATTGCTAAGAGTGGGTCCAGGAGAGGCTAACTTATTTTGTGTACACAGCAATAATGCATGTGCACTAAGAGCTGACACCGCTGAATGCAAAGTTGAATTCGGATACTGGACATTTGACAAGTATTAATAAAAAATAATTTTTAAGAAATGGGAACTTTAACAAGTGTAATTCAATTATCAACTTCTGGTATAGCAACGGATAAAGCAAGATTTAGTACATCTAAAATAGCTAACGTAAAAAATCCTGCTACACAAACAGGAGCTCTATCTATATCAACTATAGCTACAATAGCTACAGCACCTTCTGGAGCTACAGCTAGTGATGGTTTATATATGTATATACATAACACAGATGCAAGTAATTTTTTAGTTGTAACATTTGGTTCTACTAGTACCTTAAAGATTGGACCTGGAGAAACTAGTTTTTTCTGTGTTCATGACGGTATAGCTGTAAAAGGTACTGCTAGTGCTGGAACTGTGAAGATAGAGTATGGTACTTGGACTTTAAGCAAATACTAAAAACATGAATAAATTTATACAAATATTAATCATATTTGTATTATTTATTTCTAGTGGTGTGTACGCACAAGATTCATGGATAAACATACAATTACAAACAGATAATTATCCTGAAGAAACATCATGGGAAATATTTAATATTAGTGGTGATACAATAGCTGCTAATGATTCTACTTTAGCAGAACTTACATTATACGATACTATTATAGACCTATCAGCAGAAGAATACATTATTCAATTAAATGATGAATATGGTGATGGTTTAGCTGCTTCTCAATGGGGTGGTACAGATGGTTGGTTTCTTATACAAAACGAATGTCAAGATACATTATTTTATGCAGAAGGTGACTTTGGCTTACAGTTAGTAGATACATTAACTATAGCTCCTTGTGCACCTCCTCTTTCAGGATGTATAGATTCTTTAGCAATAAACTTTAATCCTGCTGCAACTGTGAATGATGACTCATGTGAGTATCCAGGTTGTAATGGGATTCTTACTTCTGGTGCATATGATATATGTATAGGAGGTGGAACACAAACACAAATAATATTTGAATGGACATTAGATGATTACAATCCTAATTGTGAAGTAGTTAATGTTATTATATCAAACGAGCAAGGAATAGGTCCTCTAAACTTTGCACCAGCACCAGTAAATAATTTTGGATTTATAGCAGGTAATGGACAGATGCCACCTAATTGGAGTGTAGAACACTACTTACAATTAGAGTTTGCAGATGGTTCTATGTCAGACACAATAACACATATACCTAATCCTTGTATTGCTGGTTGCACAGATCCTACACAAATATCTTATAATCCTTGGGCAACATTTGATGATGGTACTTGTACTGGAACATCTTGTGATACTACTTCTCAGTATCAAATTACAATGGAAATTATGTTTGATAACTGGCCTGGTGAAACAGGTTGGACTATGGTAACTAATTCAGGACCAGGTGTAGAAATGCCTGATGGATCATATAACTTTCAAGATATAGGACAAACATATACATATACTTTTTGTGTAGATCAAAATGCACCGTGGGAATTAATTGTTTCAGATACTTATGGTGATGGTATGGCAGGATCTACTTCAGGTGGTAATATGGATGGAACAATTGTAGTTTATGATTGTGCAGGAGATACTTTGTGGAATATGGATAATCCAGCGTTTGGTAATGTGTTATATTCAGGAGCACAAAATGCAAACCCTTGTCCTACTGTACCAACAATACCTGGTTGTATAGATGATGATTATGTTGAGTTTAATCCAGAAGCTAATGAAGATGACTATTCATGTGCTACATTACACACATATGGTTGTACTAATCCTAATGCTTTTAACTATAATCCAGATGCAACTATGATGGATTTAGTTCCTGATTGTAATTATGAATTATGGATAGGTGATGCAGGTGGTGATGGCTGGGGTAATTCTTATTTAGGAATTATGCAAAATGGACTTATGCTTGGTACATACACAATGGGTCCAGGTTCTTATGAACAAACATTTGATCTTATATTAGATCCAGGTGTACCAGTTGAAGTATATTACTTTGAGGTAGGAGGGCCACAACAACCACCTCAAGAGATAGAGTTTCAAACTTGGCATAACTCATTTAAGTTAACTAATGCTAATGGTGTTGAGTTAATGTATGAAGGTTATAATCCATTTGCTGATAATGGTCAAGGTGCTTTGCAAAACTTTACGTCTCCTTTCTGGACAAAGTACATAGCTGTACCTTTTTGTGGCACATACTGTATACCAACAGTTGTTGGTTGTTTAGATCCAACAGCATATAATTATAATGAAGAAGCTAACACTGACGACGGTTCTTGTGAAGCTATTGTAGAGGGTTGTACAAATGATTTAGCATTCAATTATAATCCAGATGCTAATGTAGATGATGATTCTTGTGTAGCTCTTGTAGTTGGATGTACTGACTCTACTGCTTGGAATTATAATGCAGATGCAAATGAAGATGATGGTGCTTGTATATATTTAGGATGCACTGATTCTTCAGCATGTAACTATAACCCTGGTGCAAATGCAGACAGTGGAGGATGTACTTATGCTGATCAATATTATAACTGTAGTGATGTATGTATAAATGATACTGACTCAGATGGAATTTGTGATGAGCTTGAAATACTAGGATGCACTAGTGTAGCTGCTATTAACTATATGCCGGAAGCTACAGATGATGATGGCAGTTGTGTAGGTATAATATATGGTTGTACAGACCCTACTGCTTTTAATTATGACGCTACAGCTAATACAGACAATGGTTCATGTGTATCTGTAATATATGGTTGTATAGATGATACAGCATTTAATTATGATCCGGCTGCTAATACAGATAACGGAACTTGTATAGAGTTTGTATATGGTTGTACTGATACTACAGCTCTTAATTTTGATCCGCTAGCAAATACATTAGATAATTCTTGTTGTTATCTTGGAGGATGTACAGATAGCACTGCACTAAACTATGATGAAGATGCATGTTTTGATGATGGAAGTTGTATAGTTATAATAGAAGGGTGTGCTGATCCTAATGCATATAACTATGATCCGCTAGTTAACTTACCAGATAACTCTACTTGTCTCTATAATGCTGGTTGCTATGGTGGTCCAGGAGAACCCTATTGGTTAAATGATCCTTGTTATGCTTGGGTTATAGATATAGATAGTTACTGTTGTACAAATTTATGGGATGAGACTTGTCAATCTATGTATAATTATTGTGAAGACGGTTGGCCTGTTAGCATAGACGAGTTATCAGGTAGTGATATAATTGTTTATCCTAATCCTACAGCAAATACTTTTACTATAGAAACAAGATTAAATGTTGATGTAGAACTATATAATATAGTAGGTGAACTTATAAAAACAGATAATATAAAAAGAATAGATTTATCAGATTATCCTAATGGAATATATAATTTGATTATTACGTATGATAAAATAAGAATAACTAAAAAGATAATTAAACTATAATGAGAGCGGTTCTTTACATATTATTACTTCTATCATTTACGATAAATGCACAAGAAGAAAGCAAGTTTAAAAAAGAACTTAAGAAAACTTTTAAATTTTCTACATTCTATGCTGCAGTAAACGGTGGTACTTCTATTTCAGATCAGAATACATATTCTATATTAGATGGACTTCAAACCGATGTAATAGAAACTCCATTTGATTACGCACTAACTCTAGGTGTAAGAAAGATACAGAGATTTGGATACGAGAATAAAGCTAACACATTTAAGGATGGTACAGAGTCTTCTTACTCTGATGCCGCTACTATTGGACGAACTAAAGGCTTTGAGTTTTTATTTGAGATAGATTACAAAAGACAACAAGGTGACTCTTATGTAGACCAACATCATTTCTTACGATACCTAGCAGACAAATGGGTTGTTAAAATAGAGTATCTACAAGATGGTTTTGCTGATGTAGAATACATGGAAGCATCACAACGATATAGACAAAAGATAGGCAAGAGATTTTCACTTACAGCAGGGACAGCACAAAGGATCTCCGAACCATATGGTTATGATCCCTTAGCTGAGTGGGTGTTATCTAATGGAAACATACACTACACAAACCTTGCTCTAGAAGAAGGGTACACCATTGCATTTGACCCAGCAGGAATAGAGTATCTATCTCCTAATGGATCTGTTGCAGCTACAAGTACAGAAGTCTGGGAAGAGGTTGTTATACCTCAAGTTATAGATGACTATGTTAAAGCAAGCAAAGATGCACTCCCTGTACAATGGTGTCACTCTCTTGTGGTAGGTCTTGATTATTACTACTACACTAAGAAGATCTGGTTACATTCATGGGCTAACGTGCTCCCTTATCACCTCAATACCGGGGGTGAATACTCATATCATAATTTCAATGGTGGTAACTGGATAGATTATTCTGGAGGATTAATTTTTGGATACAAGATTAATAGAAACCTAGGAATCTTTATTGAAGGTAAATATAACAAGTACTGGAATAGAGATTGGCATGGCTTCAAGTTTGGAATAAATTATATCATTCTTTAATTTCTAGGTATTTTTTTGTATATTATTATATAACCAAAACCGTATTTATATGAACTGGATAAACAGTTGGCGTGAAGGTAACAAGAAGAATATTGTTAATTTCACATTTAGATTTGGGGTATTAACCCTATTAGAATTAAATTGGAACCCGAAGAAAAGCTTCAGGTTTATAGTATTAAACTTTGGATTTGAAATATAATGTGTCCGTGCCCAATATGTGTTATAGTAGCAGCTGTTGCTGTAATAAGTTATAAGGTAATTAAAAGATAATGTTATGATGAAAGGATTAAAAAACGTTATGGTCACTGATCAAAGAGCTCAGATGACATTTTGTGCAAGCTGTAAAAGCTGTCCTGCAATTGACATTTCCAAAGACTCAGACAAAGTTATTGTTGGAGGTGATGACGAAGGTTATACTGAGTTCACCAAAGATCAATTTGCATTGTTTGTAAAAACAGTTAAGGAGGGTATGTATGATAAGTACCTTCCTAAAGACTGTGTATGTGGAACAACTTCAGATCCTAATGGATACTGTGATGGATCTCACTCTAATGTTTGTGAAGAACCATCTGATTTAAATGAAGATGTACCCTTTGGAGATTAACTATAAAAATTAAAAATTATGCCAAACCCATTATCATTAGGAAAAAAGTTTACAAAACTAGCAGAAGCAGGTGCTTTTGCAGGTGCAGCTGATTTCTTTAAAAAGATATACCATAAATCTACAGATCAAAATAGATTAAAAAATATAAATAAGACTCTTGAGAATGATGGAAACCTTACTGACAAACAAAAAAAATTTTTAAAAAACTTTCAAAATAGTAAGTTTAGAAAAAGCATGAATACTAGTGAACAAAATCCTAATACAGCTTATTTAAATAAGTTACAAATTGAAGAAATGGGAGGAGCTGTAGGCCCTAATGGAGTATTATAATGGCAAAGAAGTGGATACAAGATGCAATAAAGAAACCGGGATCTCTAACAGCAGCAGCTAAGAGAGAGGGTAAAAGTATTACAGAATACTGTAAGACACCACCTTCTACTAAAGCAAAACAAAGGTGTAATTTAGCTAATACCTTGAGAAAAATAGCTAAGAAAAGAAAAAAGAAAGCTTGTGGCGGATCAGTTATGTTTTGTGGTGGAGAATATCATTCACCAGTTAAACAAGCTGTGGGCCCAAATAGAATTTTATAATTATGCCAGGAATATTAACAGCTTTGAAAAACATCTTTACTAAAGGAAGTAAAGCAAGTAAAGTAAATAAATCAAAAGGATATCCTTTTAAAGGAAGCCTTGATGCAAATTTTCAAGACTATGCTAAAAAGCATTTATTAAATAAAAAAGGATTTTTTGAAGGTGGTTATCAAGGAAATAAAACTGGCAGTAAATTTTCAAAAGAAGTTAAAAAAAATAATCCTAATGTTGAGCAATTAAAATTAAATCTTAAAACAGGAGGATCAATAGGAGCAATAGGACCAAACGGAGTATTATGAAAATATTTAATAAACTTAGAAAGAAAAGAATAAGCAATAAGATTAATAAGCTTAATAAGGAGATTGAAAATCTTCAAGGTGAGGGTTATGGTGTTATTCAGCCTGCATGGGATGAAGGTGGTTCAGAAATTGTAGGTAAAACAAAAAAGATTTTTAAACTACAAGATAAATATAATAAGTTAAATAAGAAACATTACGGAGGAGCAGTTGGTCCTAATAATGTATTATAAATTAAAATTATGTCAAAAAGAAAATTATTTGAAAAGTTACTTAATAAAGTATTTAAAAAACAAAGAGTTTTTGATCCGCAAAATAGAAACCGAAACTTTATGTCTACCGGATATACTGTAAATACTCCTAATATTGATGTTAATGATATAATAATAAAAGGGGGTTCAGGTCTAACTGGTGCAGCTGCAGTTAAAGCTGCTCTAAATAAAAAAGAAGGTGATGCAAGTTTTGGGGGAGCAGTGGGACCAAATGGTGTATTATGAAAAAACTAATTACATTTTTATTACTAGCACTAGCCACATTAGCTTATGGGCAGGATAAAAATGTAAGACCAATAGATGTAGTAGAGAATATAAGTGTATACTTTGTAGATACAGCTTATTATAAGTCTTTGACACTTGACTCACTACATGTAAAAAATGTAACTGAGTTTGTTTATGTATCAAATGCAGTAGCTGACACACTAGTTGTGCCTGTTATAGAATTTGTTGAGAGAGTTACAGTTGATACGCTACACATACATGTACCCGAATGCAGAGTAGAATATGTAGAAGTGTATGTAACCGAAGAGTTATTGATGCAGGATACTATTGTAGAGATAGAATTTAAAGATGCACTTATAAGTTCTAACTCAGGAGTTCAAGAGATTTTAGATAAATCTTTTGGTAATAATATATTATATGATCTTCAAGGTAATCAAATAAGAAGACCAATGGGAGTTTATATAGAAAATGGTAAAATAAAGTATATAAAAATTTAAAATTTAAAGTTATGCCCGCAAATATGAAAAAATCTGGAATGTCATATAAGAAAGGAGGTTCCAAAAAAATGTACGGAGGTACAATGAAAAAGAAAATGTCCTATGGTGGACCAAGAAAAAAACCTAAACCTGGTGAAAATATAAATCCTTTTATTTCATATACTCCTGCTGATATAAATGCAATGAAACAAATATTACCAAGTGAAATCAATAAGAAAATGTATGGTGGATCCAAAAAGAAAATGATGAAAGGTGGATCAAACGCCAAAATGCCAAAGTCAATGTATAAAAAAGGTGGTTCTAAACCAGATTTTTTAGATTTTGATGGGGATGGTAATAAAACTGAACCTATGACAAGTACATACATGTACGGTGGTTCTATGTATAAAAAGATGATGAAGTATGCAGGTGGCCCAGTAATGAATGAAAGAGGAATGAAAGTACCAGGTATGATGAAAGACGGTGGTGGACTAAAGAAAATGCCAGGTGGTGGTTTTATGAGAAGTATGGATCTGCCTAAAGCACAGAAAGGATTTTTTACAGCTATAAAGAATACAGCAGAAAATCTTTTTGGGAAAATAAAAAAAGCTAGTAATAAAAATGCAAATGTAATAGATGACATGGATTTATCTAAAATGGTTTTTAAAGGTACAGGTAGAGGAGGTAATAAAGTATTTAAAGTTGGAGCAGATGGTAAAGTGCAGGACCAAGCTTCAAATGCAATGCCTCTTTTTCAAAACATCCAGAGAATGCTTAAACAAGGTAGGTTTAAACCAAGAAAGAAATAAATGAGTATACTAAAAAAGATTTTTTCAGGTGCCGGAAGCAACCTAATAGAATCCGTGGGTGGTGTAATAGACAATCTCGTAACTACAGATGAGGAAAAGCTTGATGCAAAAAGAAAGCTTAAAGAAATGATAATGAACCATGAGGTTCAAATGGAAAAGAATATAACTGACCGTTGGACGGCAGATATGAACTCTGATTCATGGCTTAGTAAAAATGTAAGACCAATGGTTCTTATATTTTTAATAGTGTGTACTATGATATTAATTTTTATTGATGCTGGTGCAGTTAAATTTGAAGTAGAAGAAAAGTGGACAGATCTTCTACAATTAGTTTTAATTACAGTTATAGGTGCATACTTTGGTGGCCGTTCTGTAGAAAAATTTAAAAAGAAATGAAAAAGATAAAAAAACAATTACCTAAAGCACAAACTGGATTCTTCAAAATGTTTAATCCTAAAAATTGGAAAGCTGCAGTTAATGCTTTTAAAAAAAGTAATGCAGATCAGGTAGCTGCAAGCAAACTTGTATATAAAGCTGATGGTACTCTTGATGGTAGATTTAAAGTAAATTCAAGTGCTGGTAAATTTAATAAAAATACAGGTAAAGGTAAAGGTAAAGGTTCAAAAACAGAAAATGTAAAAAAGGAACCAGGATTTTTAAACAGAGCTTTTAATAAAAGATTCCAGATTAACACACCTTCTATAAAAAATCTTACTGTAGACCCTGTTAAGTTAGCATTAAGAAATAAAGGAAAAACAGCACTTTTAGGTGGTAATGCGCTTTTAGCTTATTACTTGTTAAAAAGAGGAGATGGTATTAAAGATGTAGAATTAAAAAATCAATTTAATTTTGATACTAACCTTAACACTTTTCAAAAGGATAATACAAATGTAAACATGGACAGTACAAAAAATCCTAATTTTAAACCAAACATGAATTACTCAATTGAAAAGAAAGGTGGTCCTGTTAAAGCTAGAGGTGGTAAAACAGCTCCAGGTATGAAAAGTAAAGGTGGTGGTCTTAAAATGGATAGGAATGGTAAATTCTATAGATAATGGCTGTAAAAAATACATTTACCTTTAGAAGTAACTCTACTAAAAGAAGAAAAGGCGTTCATAGTAAAAATGCTAGTAAATCCCAAAACGGTTACAAGAAACCCTATAGAGGACAAGGAAGATAAAAAAAGAGGAGACTATTGATCTCCTCTTTCTTTTATAAGCCCCTCAAGAATTATAAGATAGTTTATGGCATCTCCTATTTTTTCTTCTAACAGTTCATCTGTTGGGACCTCTCCGGGACATTTGCTTATAATGGTTTTAATACATTCAAAATGTTTGCAAGCATATTCCCAAGCTACACCTTCTGGTGTATCATGAAAAGAAAAACCTACACCTTTTTTAAATGATTGGAATACATCTAGGTCAGTAGCATATTCGTTCATTTTTACAGCATAAGTTTCTCTAGTTTTAGTGAACCTCTGTTCTAGAAGTTCCATGAATTTGTCATAAGTCATGCCTCTTTTTCAAGCTTTCTTAAGACTTCAGGATCAACATTTGGCATGCCATCCTCATTCACATTATTAGGAACACTTGGTTCCTCCATAGAAATCATTTTTTCTAAATCCATAAGTAATTAATTAAAGTTAAAGTTTTTCACCAAAACATTTTTTCATTATTCTTGTTAATCTTAACTCAATGTTGGTGATTAATTCAGTTAAAGTGGTTAAAGTTAATGCTATAACCCAAAATATTATAATGATAATTAGTAATATAGAACCGCTAATCATCTTAATGCAATCTAATAAAAATTTTCCCATTTTAAAATATATATCTAATTTTATTCCAAGGTATTACGTTATTATGTTCTTTTATAAATGCATCAATAAATTGTTCTTTTAACTTATGTTTATATCTAACGTTTCTACCTCCATACTGTGATGTTTTACTCTCTTGTAGACTAGGTGTCCACAAATCTATTTCTTGTTTTTCTTTATGATCTATTAAGTTTTTGTAATGTTTATTCTTGTTGTGTGTTAAAAATATACACTCAGCATAAACACCTTCTTCATATCTAACATTGTTATTTATCAAAGCAAATAACTCTTCATAGTCATCTAACCAGCCTTCATAAACTAATATGGGACTAAAGTTAATATGAACATCATATCCTGCTTCTTTAAACTTATCTATTGCTTGTACTCTTTCTAATATTGTTGATGTATTGGGTTCATGTAATGCACGTTTTTTTTCAGGCATCATACTAAACCGTATTCTAATCTTCTTGTTTGGATTGTATTTAAGTAATTCTTTGTTAACATATTTAGTTGCAAAGCTTCCCATTATATCTTCATTATACTTGAAAAAATCAAATATAAATTGCCAATCATGGTACTTACAATGAAGAGCAAAGTCTTCATTACAACTAATATCATATGTAATGTATTTTGGATGTGTTTGATTTGGTTTTTTTGTTTCTAGTTTTGCAAATATAGAATGGTTGTTTATCTCTGTTAGTATTTGGTTTGCATTTGTTGCTATTGATAATCCTTCAGGCTTGTGCCTTTTCATATAACAATATGAACAATCATATAAACATCCCCAACCAAAGCTTGGAGATATAAAGTCTGTAGATCTACCCGAAGGTCTAATCTTCAGACTTTTTCTAATATCTCTAGTGACTAATGTCATATTTTAAATTCATCAAATGTATCATATTCTTGAGCTTCCATATCAGCATCCCAGTCTGATCCTAATAATGTTCCATCATTTATGTGCCCATTACCATTTAAATCTATCCAGTTTTTATCCGTTTGATGTAAACCAGATTGACTTAATAGTTCTGCAGTCATAAACTCATGAAATTTTACTTGATCACTCATCCAAGTACGTGGATGTGACTTCTTAAAAGAATGTGTAACATGATTATAAAATGTCCATGCATTATTAAGATCTGCTGAATAATGATAAGATGGATCTTTCATCTCTGCTTTAATAACAGAAACTTGTGATGCATCAATGATTTCTTCATCTAAAAATAATCTGCCCACTAATTCAGCTTGTTGTTTTTTAGGTAAGAATACTTGTCTCATTTTATTCTTATCATCAATTAGCTTGTCAAAATACTTATTAGCTGATTTAATTTGTGAACTTATTTGAGTATGAATATCATGATCTGCTTTACCTGTATGTTTTCTAGCATAGTTTGCCATGTCTCCACATAACATACCATTGCTACATACATTTACGAAAGCTCCTACAGCACACTGAAAACGTGTACTTTTATCATAAGAGTTAGTCCAAGCAAACATCATTCCCATTTCTTCATCTTTAGTAGAAGCAAGGTGATATACCCCTTGTGCTACTTTTGCATTCATATTTGCTCTGTAAAGTTCTTTTGTAATTCTGAACCCATTGTTGTCTAATAGAGTTTTAGTAACATCTATGACATCTTTATGAGGAATAACTGTATAAGTTTTTCCATGATTAGGTAGTGGTGCTGCCACTAACATATCTTTTGTAGTAGTTGTTGGTCTTGTGTATCCCATAATTTATTGGTTTAAATTGCCAGAGGGGGGCCATGCACGAATGGAAACCTTGACCCCCTTGGACTTATTACAAATATAATAATAAAACTTATTCAAACAACAGCAATTGGTTGTTTTTTATACCAATTATGTTATTTATTTCTTTCTCAATTGCATTTAAATAATATTTTTCATTAATGTCATAGTCTGACCACTTTTTATTTTCTATTTGATTCATTACAGTTTGAACCCATTGCCCAGACTCTAATTGAATTTCTCTATTATCATTTTTATTTATTTTTACTATTTTGCAACCTTTATTTGAAATATAATATCTATTAATTTTTTGCAATTCATCTTGTTTTGCTATTCCATTTTTAACATATATAGCATGTTGTCTCCATGCTCCTTTAGATTTACCTCCTATACAATAATCAAGAATATTTCTATTATGTTTTATTGTATATTCAGGTAAAGTTCCATCAACAAAGTAAGCGTACAATGCTTTTGGAATGATCATTTTAGACTTGTTTTTATG